GAGCCCAACCCGCCTTCCATTTTTGATCCGGTCTCAGATGCAACAGTACCAACCTGTTTGATTTCAGCCTGGGCACGTTGGGCGCCCTGCGTCAGGTTGGTGATGTCCGCTTTAAATGAAACAACCATTTCTCCGAGGCTGGTCAATGTGTGGCTCCTGGTTGTGGGATCATAGCTTTCAGCATTTCTATTTCGTCTTCTTTGGTCAGCAACATTTCTATCAACTGTTCTTGCAACTCGTCATAGTCGAGATAGGCCAAGAGATCAGCTATTGAGCATCCGTACTGGCGGGCAAGTTGGAGGATGAATCTCCGCCCTGGATTGTCGGTAAGTTTTTTTTCGTGTCCTCTTCATCAGCCCCCAGGCCATTGTAGGCAGCACACAGCTTGAATAGATCCTTGATTTCGTCCAGGTCCTCTTGCAAGATGAGAGAAAGCCCCTTCTCATCAAAAAGAGGCTCTTGCGTGTCTGTTAGTACCAGACACTTAGCCAACAAAGAAGCCGAAAATTGCTTGTTGTCCCCTATGCTGGCCGTCATATCAAACCCTTCATCAGCTTTGATTTTACCGATTGAAATATGCCCATCCAATTCAGGCCAGAAGGGCGTAGGAATAGCCTTGAGCTTTGGCCTACTTTGAAGATTGCTGATATACTGGCGCGCGTTCAGCGCGTTGAATTGTTCCATGAATAGATTCCCTTTCTATACAATGACTATCACGCCGTCAGGCTGGAAATTGATCGTCTCATCCACCACGGCATTGACAACTGCTTTCAAGTGGTCATCCTTAAAGTAGCCATACGCTTCATACCGATTGCCTGACGCAGCTAAGAGCGAGAGAATGAGCAAATCACCGGCGGTCAAATGACTGGCCTGCACAATATCTACCCACCATTTCTTGAGTGAGAACGGTCCGGTCAGCAAGAGCGGCTGAAAAACTTTCCAGGTTGAGCCACCTGGCCCAGTATGAACTGACACATCCTGAAGGTCCCTGGCTCCTGCAAACGCCCAATCGGTAGTCTGTCCCATACTGGCATAGGCAAAGTATTTCGCCCCTGATGCTAGACGAGTTCCCTTTGTGCCACCCACCAGCGGGGCGTTATGGACAACTTGCCCTGAGAGGTAACGTAGCGTGTAGGTTGCTGGTGATACCGTTGCCCAGGTCACATTGTCCGCATTGGTTTGGGTCTGAACCACAGGAACTGATGAACGATCTAAGTACCGATGCGCTGCATTGGTGATGTTGTAGGTTTTGTCATCCCCCGCGTTGGTCATTGCCTCGTTCGTGAGCACAAGAGAAGCGCCCGATGTGATCAGGATATCGCCCTGCACTCCGAGAATAGCCGGCATAAATGCACCTCCATCCCTTGCAAGGGGTATTAGGCGACAACTACAGAGCCCGAAATCTGAAATGCTCCATCCAGCTCAACAATGTTGTTCACCGGATCGTGAATTTTGTAATCCTTCACGTAGGCCGTGAACGTGTACGTATTCACGTTGTTGTTTGGGCTGACGATGAAGAATAAGAGCGTGCCATTAATGAACGCCGTCTCAATGACGACCTGACCGTTCGTATCGGTGTGGTCATAGTTCATCTTCAGATTGAGCAACCCTGTCTTCAGCCCTGCCAGGAACGTTTTCCACCCCGAGGCTGACATGATGGTGGTTTCGTACATGTCCGCCGCAAGTGGTATCTCTACGTCCTTCATCTGGCCCGCTGAGTTGGTTGGACTGGCTGCTAAGCCAACCTTCACGTTATTCGGGTTATTAAATCCCGCAATAGGCCCCGGCATTTTGTGCCTCCTTTATGTTGCTACCCGCCTTGCGTCATCAAGAGATAGCGCAGTGAGCCATGCCGGGTGAGCCCGTCAGACTCAACGATTTCTACAAAATTGTCGAATAAGAGATAAAAGTTATTAAACCCGCCTGAGAGCGTCAGCGGTAAGCGATTGAACGCGTTATCTATGGCGCTGACAATGCTCTGAAGCTCTTTCATTCCTGAGTATTGCGAGAATATTTCAAACTGGACATACACATCATGCGCGTTTTGCTGCATGGTTAAGGCCGTTCCTAGCTTCGCAGTCAGGTTTCCTACATAAAAATATGGAAAGCTGGCATTCACCTGCACATTATCGAAAATATTCCATGCAGGGGCGCTAGCGCCCGTCATGGCAGCTTGAATACCTGCATCCGCCCTGGCGCGAGTCACACATGCTGTTTGAATTTGTGATAAGGGTAAAGCCATTATTTGATATCGCTCAATTCGTGATCCATTGATTGTGATGCTTTTACGAAAGCTGGGAACAAGAATGGGCGAGCTGCCATTTTAGATGTGCCCAGCTCTACATATGGCCCATACTCGACATTGGTTCCCACAATACGCTCAAAGCTCATCATGTTGGTCATGCCAATGTCAAAGCCGCTCTTATCAATACCGCTTGTCCCAGCCTTGATTTGAATAGAAGAGCGCAACCGTCCAGTATCAACCGGGCAAGCCTTCTTTGCTTCTGCCTGACAATCGATAGCAGCTCCCTGGACAGCATCTAGCACCTTACGTCGTATCTCGTTCATCTTGGCTTCAAGCGTCTGATTGACGCCCTGTATACCAGTAACTTCAATGCTGAGGTTCATCAGTTCTTACCTTTCCGAAGTAGTACCGAACAAAAAACACAGGCCAATAGCGCCAGGGTATCTTGTGTTGTTTCAACTTACGAATAAGTAGGGCAGGAACACCCCACTTGGAAATCCTGACAGAAAACACAACATTCGCCCCTTCCATCTTTTGATCTGTGATTTTTATATACCAGGGCAATTTCGCCATTAATTGATACCTTTCGCCCGGTCTTCCTGACAGAACATGGCAATTGAAATACTCGCCTCTTGCATGTTCTTCACGCCCAATATCTTGTAAAGATGCGTCACCGCGCCTCTCACGTACTTTATCTTCATCGATGCATCAATGTGATAGGTTGGCTGATAGCGGATAGAAATCATGCACGTCATCGTTGGATACAGCTGCTGAGCGAAAAATCTACGGTTCGCGCCACGCCCATAGGGGAAATCTACTATATTGGCCCAACAAGAATAGACATCAATATAGTTGCCCGATTGCCCGCCCTGGCCGTCATCGCTTGTTCCAGGTACTGGCGGCTTTTGAATGGTAATCCGCCTATCAAATTGCTCAGCCGACACATTATCTTTCTTGGACATCAAACCCACTCCAATCGATAGCCAAGCAGCTCATTCTTGATGTCAGAAGGCAATGCAGCCCCTTCCCGGTTGTCATACCAGAATGCAATAATTTTCTTCACCAGAAGCCGTAGATCATAAGGAAGCGGATAAGCGCTTGAGTATCCCACTGTGTACGCAAACTGCCAGCGATAGACGATCAAAGGCGCTTGAAAGTAAATCCGACCTGGCTCCCTGGTGGTATCAATGCTCCAATTGACTGTTACCCCATCTGGCCCAAGCTGAGACAGATTTGTAAACAGCGGGTTCCCCTGACCATCGATCACAAACACCGTGAACTGAGTACCAACCGATTGAACACTTTGGAGCGGCGCCATTGGCAATTCAAAAAAAAACTGAGAGATGCCAAATGGGTTGGCCCCTAATTGCTGCTCATAATGATAAAAATTCTCCTGCTCATCATCGATAGGTCCTGAGAGCACACCCCCATGCGGTCTATCAATGATGAACTGTGCCAGGATGGATTGTGTTGCAAGCGCCCGCCCGGTCACCTGCTCAACGTACTTACGAGCAGACTGAATCAAGCCTGAAATCACACCATCATTGCCACTGTCAGAAAAGTCGATCCGGCAATAATCTTTGGCTTCCTGAAGTGTGATAGGCTCCGAACTTGGCTCAGTTACGACGCGATACGAAACACTCACAACACAATCCTTTCAGCCGTGCAAGGGGGTTAGACGGGCTCAGGCCAATGCCAGGTGCCTAGTTCCTTCTCTTCAGAATAGTGAACCGATGTACGCCAGATGGAGTTTGCTAAAACGGAAAAACCTGTTTGGGGTGCTACGCCTTCTACAAATCCATCATTCCGCCCATCGGTAAACACCTGAAGCTGTACCAGGCCATTATCCTGTTTCCAGTCCCGTACCACTATGGCTGGGCGGTGTTCGCCTTTGCTTCGCCCATTTTCCAGCACATAATGGACAATTCTTCCTTCTGTTAAGCCTTTGACTGGCATATCTCACTCCTACAAAAACTAATGCCAGGTATGTGGCAAGTTCTTATCTGAATGCGGAACGCCCGCGTAGACGCCAAATGCGCCCATACTGGCATAATCCTGGTCGCTTGGGTGCAGCAACACATGCAGCGAAAGCACAGGCCCGGTTGACTTCTCTTCTTCTAACGCTTCCTCTTGTCGCTTTTTCAATGATCGCTTTTTTGAAACCGACTCCGCATCAACTTCAACCTCTTCTTCTACCTCCTTTGGAAGCTCTATAGCCTCCAAAGACACAAAGGCCATACGCATATGGCCCTGATCGGTCACATACGTCAC